TTGCATTTTCGGCGATAGGGAAATCGCCTTCTTTGTAACCCAGGTACTGGAAACATTCCTGTAAGTGAAGGCATAAGGGATAATAGATATTCGTGCCTATACCGTTTTTAAGTAGATATCTTTGGAGTTCATCCCTATCTTCTGCCTGTATTACATATTGATTAAAGGTATGCTCTCGGTGATTTTTCACATTAAAGAGATCCTTTATAGGTAACCACACTTTATCGAGCAAATTGTCGTATTCTTCGAATAATGTTTGATAAGTATGCGCCACCCGGAACCTATCTTCTAACCATGTATCCAGGTACATCATTTTTACATTTAGTATGGCTGCATGAAGTTCATCTAACCTGGAATTAATACCTACTATTTTATGATAATACTTTGGATCCGCACCACTGGCACCGAATATCCTACAGTATTTTTCATATTCTGGGTTCGATGTTGTGATCATCCCGCCATCACCGTAGGCTGCTAAATTCTTAGTAGGGTAAAAAGAAAGGGTTGCTATATCTCCATAGCTACCGGCCTTTTTACCCTGGTATTCTGCCCCTATAGACTGAGCGCAATCTTCAATCACTTTTACGTTATATCTATTGGCAATAGCCATAATCTGATCCATCTTGCACATTTGCCCGAATAGATGAACAGGAATAATAGCTTTAACCGGTATATCTATGGCTTTACTTACATCGATGCATTCTTCTAGTTTATCCGGATCCATATTAAAAGTATCCGGATCTATATCCACGAATACCGGCATACCGCCTGCCCTTGCTATACTACTAGCCGTAGCGATATATGTGAATGGAGTCGTTATAACATAATCACCTTCTTTTATCCCTACAGCTTTCAAGGCGATATAAAGAGCATCTGAACCGTTGGCCACCCCTACACCGTATTTACAATTAGAATATTTAGATAATGAATCTTCTATCTTGGTTACATTCTCGCCATTTATAACAATACCTGATTCCAAGACAGATCTAACAGCTAAGTCGATTTCTTTTTTTATAGAATAATATTGACCAGATATATTTAGCTGTGGTACTTTCATATACTTTTACTACCTCCTTTTTTGTTGGATTTTATCCAATCGTTTACGGTTGTTTCAGTTAATGCTTCTTTGTTTGATTTCTTCTTTGGTAACATATCAGTAATTTTATCCATGTATCTTCTGATAAATTCAAGTCTTTTATCATTGCTGGTATTTTCAATATAATATTCATGCTCTAAATAATCCCTTGTAAATATTAATAATTCATCTTTAGTTTTCGTGTTATTTAATCGTTCAAGAAATTTCTCGTCTAACATAGTTCTCCTTCCCCTATTCCGCCCAATGGCCCATAAGAGATTTTTTAATTAGGATCCACAGTTCGGATAGAGTAAATTTTAGATATTTAGTTAGTTTCTTCAACATCTTATTTCACCTCACTTTTATTTTTATTCATAACTTTTTCCAGAATCTTACAACCTAATTCCTTACGGTTTTGATAATCTGGATTCTTCGGGTCATTGTTCCATCCCATCCACTCTTTTGGGTTTTTGTCTACTGATATTTTTGTACGCCTGAAAGATTCTTTTTCTTGAAATAAAGGATCGCCATTAAGCATAGCTTTTCTAATCCCTCTTTTTGCATCAGCCAAATCTCTAATTGCACGTTTTTCAAAGAACCAAAGACTATCTAACATTAGAATTGCATATATCATATCTTCTGTATCTACTGGTTTATTTGATTTAACAGTTTCGATAATTTCATCTAAAGTCATTTATTTCACCTCCAATACTTTTTTTCTTAAATTAAATTCATTAGTAAAATTATCTACAATCCAAAACGGTTTATGTTTATATTCCGCTATCGTTTTAGCATTCTCGGCTATCCAATCGGTTGCTTTCTCGGGGATTCTGGCCACATATTTAGACCTTGGAATCTTCCCGGTCTTCATGAAATTAAGGGAGTCCTTTTTATTTAACAGGAGTGAAGTCGTGTAGCACAGGCATCCGACATGCCACCCACCAAATATAAAGCCCTTCGGATAGACACCATTTAAGTCATCACACATATCAAGCCGTGGATGACTGGCCGACAGGTGAACCTTTATTCCGGTGATAAATGGTAGCTCCTGTCTTCTTATGTAGTCACTCATTCTGTATGCCATATTAATTTCATTTTTTGCCAGCCTTAAAGCATTTTTATAAGAACTTCGGTAGACCCCACTTCCCGGATGATAACCACGAGCCGTTTTACTCGGTACTAATATTCCCTTATGCCTCACCCTTCTAAATAGCAAATTTGGCTCATTTAGGTATTGCTTTATTTCCCTGGCAATACTGGATGCACTTTTCCCGGTAGAGATACCGGAAGCGAGATAGAGTTCTATCTGGTCTTTTGCACCGGATGCCAGGTTCCAGACTCTTTCTGATAGATTCATTCCGGCTGTAGTCCGGGTGAGGAATGCATCCAAAGCTTCGGAGTTAATCTGATTGAATGAGGCCGGAACCTTATTCACAGTGATTCCTATTCCCTCAGCCCATCTTCCCACCATCTTATTATTCTTCAGGTTTGCCATATCCCACTGACTGACGACTCCGTTTCCTATGTTGGCCTGAATGTCTTTTTGGAGTTTCTTAAGGATTATACTTATTTTATTTTCCAGCCCTCTATGTCGAGCATAAAAAGAACCTTTTGATATTGTGGCAAGCGGATTATTCAGCTCGAATATACTGATTCTCCTGGACAAGTCTTTGGATGCCTGGTTTAATATTGCTTTGATTTTCTGGTTATATCTGATAATGTTTTTTATTTGTTTTGATTCGTAGTATTCTTCAATCCCCATATATTTAATTTACTCCTCCTAATTTCTATCCCAACGTAAATTAATTACTCTTATTTTCCCTTTACGATGTGATTGACTATTTGCCATATTGCTGATATCTTCCGCTAATTCATTTATGACTTCCTGATTCGAAGCTGATACATCTACTTCTATAACTCTGTTGATCATCTTTGGAAAATATTTATCTTTGATGGCGTTAAATGTACTTTCAATTAGAATATTCCCTGCTTCTTTATTAAATATTTTTCCTATATCTTTGACTATCTGCTCATATTTATTATATTGTCCAAGTGCCCTCATTTTCTTTTTAGAATCCATTTTTTCACCTCCCCTCTAATAATTTCTTATTCTCTTTATCAGCCAGTATCGCCACTCCCGGCATGACCCCCTTTTCCATTGCAGCTCTGATATAAAACTTAATATCTTTAGTAAGGCATTTCCCACCGGCACCCCTGTACCCGTCAAATAAGGGATCAAGGTGCATGGAATTAATGTATTTATCCAGTTTGAATGCCTCGAATAACCTGTAATAATCAGCCCCGAATTTTTGACAGATGTCGTATAGTTCATTACCGAATACTACTTTTATGGTGTACAAACTGTTTAAGGCCACCTTTGCCAACTCTGCTTCTACCGGTTTCATCATTAATATTTTTTTGTTGTATATCACGGGTGAAAACAATTCCTTGAAGATCTTATAAGTAGCTTTTTTATGAGTGCCTACAATTATTTTATGAGGTTGTGTTTCGTCTTTCAGGGCAGTCCGTTCCCTTAGGAATTCCGGCAAGAAGACAAATTCCCTGTCATACTTTTCTGCAAATTTATCAGTCATCCCCGGAATAACGGTTGACCTTATGGCAATGATTCCTTTTCTGTTTTTTATGGTTGTATACTTAACGGCCTTTTCGATATCCTTAAACTTCATGTCGGCTGCTGTCGGTACGCAAATAAAAACAATATCACTATCCGATATATCATCCTTGTATCCTTTGGCCAGGTCGTACCTGTTGACGGTATACCCCAGGTCTTCTAATAGCTCCGCCAGGCTTCCCCCCACTACACCGCAACCTACTACGGCAAGTTTCATTTTTTTATACATTGAACGATTCACCAAGATTCTTTACTTCCCCCTTCTTTTCTTCTTTTTCTAATCTTTTAATATCTTCTTCCGCATCACTGACAAGCGGATTTTTCCTGACTGCTTCTTCCCGGCTCATAATGGAGTCACCGCCCCTTGCAGTCGAAAGGGATTGGACTAATTCTGTTACGCTCTTAGGCAACACATCGCCGAATTCAATAGAGATATCAAGCTCCACTAGTTTTTGCTTATCCTTTAGGCTTGTAGTCCCGAGCATGGCCTTTAATAGATTATTACGTCGGGTCAAGGCCTCTCCAAATACCTCTTCTTTATCTTTGGCTTTCAATATGGCATCCATGAAGAGAAATTTAAGGGCTTCCCCGGAGGTCTTAGTTAATCCCTGGACATTGTTGAAAGATAAATCTGGAGTGGAAGTCTGAGAGAAGATAATATCTTTCAAGGTCTCATATTCTAATTTTGTGGCTTCGGGTGCATGTATCCAGGTTAGATATTCAGCATCACCATATTCTATTTTGCCTTCAGCATTAGACTCACCTTCAAATTGTAGAGTCTTACCTATTTCTCCTTTTTCTGGCGGGTTTTTTATTTTACCTTTTAGCTTTATTATGGGTGCTCCAAAGTAATCGTTGGTATCGCTAAATTTACTGATCAGCATTTCGCTTCTATCTATTTCTGACTGTACACCTCGCCATTCCGGCTCTTCCTGCTCGTAAAAGATGACCGGGATTTTTCCGTATTGATTAGGTTTTTTATCTACTTCCCAATTTTCTTTTTTAGTCCCTTTTATAATTTTCTCGGCAGTATAGATATCGACATGGTCATATGTCTTTTCATCCACATCGACTAATTTATACTTTCGGATAAATGCATCCATGTCACCGTATTCGTTAAAATGGGAATATATCTCGTCTCCATTTTTATTACATAGGAGATTTACTTTAATATGTTTTATGTTTTCTTCATCAAAAGCCACATACCACAATTCAGCTACCTTCGTTTCCACAAATAGTCTGCGTGCCAGTCTTTTATTAAAGTATTCAAGTTTGTTTTTGTTCCAAATATCCTGGATTAAACCAAATGGTTCTTGATAACTTTCTTCTTTGTTGTTGAGACTTAGTTTCACGGGATCGCCAAATAAAAATGATACAGCCATGTTGACTATTTTTCTTTGATGCCGGATGACCAGTTTCGCTTGAGGAACATTTTTTCTATTTGTCCCGGTGCCAACCGTCTTCACCTGTCTATTCAGGATTTCATGCTCGCCCTGGTACTCCTCTATATTCTTTTTAATATCCCTTTCTACCGGATCCTTACAGAGGACGGTAGTCAGTTTTGTGTAGTCATCTCCATGCTTATCCAATATATCTTTTATGTTCATATCTTTTGCTCCTTCCTTTTATTTTGTTATTAAAATATTCCTAAACCACTTGCGGTATATACTTCTTCTTCCTTCTTCTCAAATATCCGGTCATTCAGTGCATAACGGATCTGGTCCATAAAATGGTCATTTTTCTTAACCGGTTCATTGATGGTTTCTCCGTCTTTGTTCTTTTTCCACTGATACTGCTGAATTTCATTAATGGCATTCTGACAACTTTTATCGATGATAATGTTAAACTGCTTCAGGTATTGAATCCCGAAATTCACACTTCCCGGCCCCTTTTTGGCAGCCAGGGCATTGATACCGTATCCCCTTAATTCTGCTATGGATTTCGGTTCGTTATCACACCGGATGTATTCTTTGTGTATGGCCGGTAATAATTTGGCAGCTATAAGATTATTCATTAATCCCAGCTCATAGATCATTTCATCCAGGATGTATAAGTTCTTACCTTTTATGGCCTGCCTGCCTGCTGCGGTCTGATCATTGCTATAACCGAAATCGAGCCCGTTATAGTAGGTCCCGAAGGTATTTTTAATTTTAGAAAGATCCGCTATCTTCCAGTTGGTATAGATTAGACCGCCTAATACGCCCCAGTTGCCGAGGGTGTAAACTTCGTGATAATATTTATCTTTTTCATTTTCTAGTTCGTCATGATCAGCTTGAGACAGAAAACGATTATCTTTATGTGTTGTCTTAAGGATTGATATACTATCATCATGATATTCAGTTTCACCTTCTACCCAGTTGGTAAAGAATTCTTTAAAGATCCAATGAGACCGCATGATCGGATTGAAGGAGAGTGTGATGCGCTTGGCAACTTGATCTTTCCCTCCTACAAGTCCCCTTAACCGTTTGTTAAGTTTCTTATAATCGTCTCTTTTTATTTCTGTCGACTCTTCAACCCAGATGTCAGTGATGACCCCTTTCTCCGGGGTTACCCCTTTCAGCTTTTCTGCATCATCAAGACCGCTAAAGAGAATTTGATATCCATTAACACAGGTAATGGTCATTTCCGTTTTATTAATTTTAAATAAACTTTCTACTTTAAGCTTTGTTATGGCCTTTTTAATTTCGTTAAAAACCGATGACCGGATCGTTTTCGCCGTATTTCTGATAATTAGATAGTTTCGGTTGCCGCCTAGTATGTCAATGACACATCTGTCAGCTACAAATATTGTTTTCCCGGCCGAAGACCCACCAAAAAATATTTGAGTTCTGATCATGCAGTCTAAGTATGGAACGTAGACAGGGTTAAAGATTTTCTTAGATATATGTATAGACACATCACTCATTCAGTTAATTTCACCTTAATTATTAGGTCTTTGGGTAATTCTATTTTATGTTTCTCAGTCGGGTATTGATCGGTTAATTTGTAGGCCATATCCAGATATTTATAGCGAGTATTTAAATCGTTCACCTCTATAAAATCCGTGTCCTTTGGTCCGGCTTCTTGTAAGTCTCCGGTGCTTGATTTATTTTCTTTTGGCGGGGTAACTATAACTGATATTACTTTTTTTGCCTTTAATCCTTCTACTAATTTTTTAGCTAAAAAGTGATTATTTGCCCCTAACATATCCAAAAGCTCAGTGGCTTTAATATTAACTTTTCTTAACCACCGCCAACCTAAAACGGTTGCAGATTCTTTCTTGCAATCCGGACTAATTTCCATATAGGCCAATGTTGCATTACCTTTATGTTTCACATATGCATCAATGAATAATTTTTCCTTAAGTGTTCTTTTTACTTCGCTCATATATCACCTCATATAAAATAAAAAAGCGCCAAATCATAAAGCATTTTATTGCTTTTACAACTTGGCGCTCTAGGCGCTCTACGTTTTATTTAATTATATATAAACGAACATACGTTTATATTATTACTCTTTATTGTATTCTATTATTGCATCCCTCATTTTTGTCATGGCCCTTCTGTGATCTTCTTCTGTCCCAAGTATAGCCCATGCAAGCCCGGCTAAGGCTTCTTCTCTACACTGGGTTCTATTCATATACCTTTTTATTTCTCTTATTATTTTCTTAATCCATTTTATCATTTATTACCTCTGCCCCATGTTTAACCATCCACTCATTAAACTCTATCTCTATTTTCTCATCTTTTACATGGTGCATTGCCAGTTTAATTACTTTTATGGTATAACGATTTATCGTATTAAAATGAATCCTATTTGCTTCAGTCGGGTCTAGGTCTAACTTATTCTTTACATTTATACTTTTATTAACATATTCCACAATAAACTCATTCAGTAATACTGACATTCTAGGAATTAATTCAATTATGTCCACTTATAAATTATTTCCCCTTATCCTTATTTTACTCTTACACCACAAATATTTCAAATATATACTCATTAAATTCATTTTCCCCTCACCTTAACAGCTTTTTTATAGTCTACTATCCACGTAACAGTAGTTATCTCCTTAATTTTGGAAGTGACACACATAAAGTTTCCACACTTTGGACACTTTACAATTTGCTTTTTTGGGTTGCCGTGTATATCAAAGCCGGGAGACCCCAAATAAAACATATGTGTGCAGGGTCTCCTAACCTTGTCTTTGTCTATATAAAATCCTTTGCATCTTATTTCTTCCAGTTCGTCATTATTGTTAATAGTATCACCTCCTAGGGTGTTAGTTATTTTACCATATCCTGTAACCTAAACTCTATCCCGTTATGTTTTACTAATCCTCTGTTTAATAACTTTCTTATCTTATTCTCAACCTTTACTGCCTCATCTAAAAACCTTTTGCTACACGTGTTATTTTCAAACTCGTTGGTGTAATCTAATAAATTTCTTAATTCGTTCTCGGTAAATCTTAACATCATACAATCCTCCTAATTACTTTACATATTACTCGTAGCCCTTATAGGATAATATGTGCATAGGCGTTCACCTCCTCTATTTCAATTTCTACTCTGGGATTGTGTTTATCTATACCCATTATTCTTGAACTATCAAACGAATAGATATTTTTATCATTCTCAATCACCTTAGCTTTTTCTAAAATATCGGCACTTGCTTGAAGTAAGTTAAGTAAATCTGGTCTTGCTTTAGTGGGCATATAATATAATGCTTCCATACTTAATTTACCTTCTATTGTTTTACCTTTG